CGCTGTCGGCACGCATCAGTCTGGAATTGCGGAGGAGGCAGGTCGTGGCGGCTTTAGTGTCGCCGCGTCTGATGCCGACGCGGTTGCCTTCGATGGTGAGGCTCCCGGTGGCGGCGGAGGCAGTGCAGCCGTCAACAACCGAACCGCCTCACGAACAGTGACGTCCGGCGCGGGAGCCGATGGCGTCATCCGGATTTGGGCATGGTGAGCGGTATGAGATTTGCAGTCATCGAGAATGGGAAAGTCGCCAATGTCGTAAAGGCCACGCCGGAACATGCTGCCTCGAAAGGATGGGTCGAGCTTCCCCAAGGCGCGGGGCGAGGCTGGCTTTACGATGGCGAAGAGTTTTCGCCGCCTGAGCCCGAGCCCGAGACGATCCCGACCGTCGTCACCCGCCGCCAAATCCTCACCGCGCTCGGCGCGCTGGGCTGGATCACTACGGAGGAGGCGGAAGCCGCGCTGACGACCGGTGCACGTCCCGCTGCGGTGGACGCCGTCATCAACGCCATGCCGGAAGAATTGCGGTTTGGCGCGCGCATGAAGTGGGCCGGCTTCCAGCACGCCTATCGTGACGACGTGATGGTGACGGCGCTGGCCTTCGTCGAGGACAAGACCGACGAGGACGTGGACGCGCTGTTCGAAATGGCTGCGGGGATTGATTAAGGGAGATGCCAGATGAAGGTATGTTTTACGACAGAGGAGTTCCAGGCGGCGGGGAACTGGGTCCTTCCCCCGCCATTGCCGCTAATGTCTCTCGGATCTTCGGCAACATCCCTGCAGGAGGACGAAAATTCAGGAAGCCACCGTCGTGAAGTTGTAGAGATAGGACGGCGGTGAGACTCAGCTAAAGCCATCTGCCCCCAGTTCTACATCGTCGTCGGCGAATACAATTGGCTTCCGGTGAATCGCGCCTTCCAGGAATGCCCCCATGTAGGGTAAAGCTGCGGAAAGAAGCTCCTCCGTTATTGGCTCTCCTGCTACGGCACCGGCCTTCTGTAGACTCATCTTTGTCAACCAGTGAGAGAAGAGATTAAGTTGGTACTCTCGTCCCGCTGCGCTCAATAAAGCAAAATTTGCGTTCAGCTCATCCGGATGAAAGCGCGCCGCCTCGGGCGCTACCAGGCCATCGGATGGCAGTTGTGTTTCCGGCAGGGATCCGTTCCACGATCGAGGATCGCGCGGGTTTGCGATTAACACACGCGACTGAGAGGCTGGAGCGCCATCTGTGCGCAGGATGAAGCTCCACGTAATGGAATTGAGAATGCGGAAGTTGCCAAACGCCTTACCCGTCGCATCGCTCCACACACCGATCATGTTGAAAAACTGACCGTAGGAATTAACCCCATGAAGCGCCAATTTGCGAGAGTCCAGCGCCGTGGAAAGGGAACCCCTGTCTCCGTGTCGCGCAAAGTTGCGGATGGTATCATAAGCTGGATGAGTGAGTTCTTCATTGCCCACTTCGAGTGCCCACAGGCAAAGGCAGGCCTTGAGCATGGATCTCTGGGTAAGCTCTGAACCCAGTTCAAGTACCCCCTCTAGACGGGGAGGTCGATGATAGGACACGTAAGACATAGATTGCGCCGCGAGCTCGGAAGCCGTTGTTCCCAAACGGTCGGCTGTCTGTCTCAGCAACCGCTTGGCATGTTCCACGGAAGCTGCCGTGATTGAGACGTCAACTCCGCCATCATCCGCGTGTTTGAAAGCAACAGGGTTTCTCAGCTTGGCTTGAGCGGCCCCATCACCGGAAATGCGGTAGTGGTTGCCGTCCTTGCTATAACTGATAGGAGGCGGAGGTTCACCAGAGCCGGACAGAAACCCGTTCATGTTACGAATTGGTCCAAGGGCCTCCGCTAGCGCTTTGTCGGGGCCGCTTCCCATCACCTCGTTGCATTTACTGCAAAGGACATGGCGAGACGTTAGCCTTCCTCCCAGAGCGTTGAGCAGTACATGCTCTGGCTTCGCCAATCGGCTAAGGCGCTTGCAAAGGACGCATTCGAAAGTTGGTTTCATCTACCGTTCCTGATCAGGCTCGACGGCGCCGCCAACAGTTGGCATAGTGTCAGCTGTCCTCCAAGGTTCAGCTGCCTGACAGTGTCAGGGGCCACATTATAGCCCTCGAATTGTAACGTCTTCAAAGCCTTTCGAACCGGCTTCGGAGACCTCATTCATGAGCACTGCGCCCTTCAATCACGGCACCCGCGTCGTCCAGGCAGGCAGCGAGCCGCGACCGATGAATGTGGCCGATGTTTCGACCATCGGCCTGGCCTTTGCCGATGACACCGCCGACGCGGATTTTTTCCCGCCGGACGAGCCTGCTCTCTTCTTCACCCATGAGGCCGACAAGATCGCGGCCCTGGGCACGGGAACCAGCAACCTGGCGCTAGAGACGGTGCGCGCAGTCAAGGCGCAAGGGATCGAAGCGCGGATCGTTGCGGTGCGCGTTGAGGAGGGAGAAGACCCGGAGGGTACGCTCGTCAAGCTGATCGGCGACGCTGCCGCGATGAGTGGCATTCACGCGCTTTCCTATGCACGCGGCGCTGTCGGTTCCGAGCCCGACATCCTGGTCGGCGGCGGCTATTCAGCCGGGCGCGTCGACAACGCCAAGAACCCCTATGCCGACGCCGTCGAGCAGGTTTCCTCCAAGCTGAAGGCCGTCGGCGTGTTCGACACGGGCGGGCCGGATCGCGATACAAGCCTTGCCTACCGCGCCGATTTTTCCTCGCGCTACAGCTATCTGGTCGATCCCTTCGTGCGAGTGATGAGCGGCGAAAACATCGTCGCCAAGCCCGCCTCGCCCTATGCAGCCGCCATGTTCGTGAAGAAGGACAAGGCGCGTGGCGGGCCCTACTGGTCGCCCTCCAACCAGGAGGTCGGCGGGATCCTCGGGACCGCGCGGCCGATCACCTATTTCGATGGCGAGATCGAGCATGAGGCGAACCTCCTCAACGAGGCCGGCATCGCCACCTTCATCCCGAGCCGCATCGTCCAAAGTGCGGGCGGCCAGTTCTCTCCGAACGGCCGGATCCTTTGGGGCAATCGCGGCGCGTCGGAGGACCCGATCTGGCAGTTCATCAATGTGGTACGCACGCGTGCCACGATCGAGAAGACGATCGTCTCGCATTTCCGGCCATGGGCGAATGACGAGAATATGTCGGCCCAGCACGTGCTGGCCATCATGCGCTCGCTGCAGGCGTTCCTGGACGATCTGACGGCGGTCGGCGCGACGCTCGGCGGTCGGGCCTATTGGGACCGCGAGGTCAACTCCAATGCCTCGCTGCGCGATGGCAAGCTGCGCATCGAGTTCGACGCCGAGGAGACGCCACCGCTTGAGGACCTGATCTTCGGCTCTCGTCGCAACGAACGCTATTTCGACAATCTGGCCGACGACATCCAGCGTCGGATCTCCGTCGAGTTCGGCGGCGCCATCGCCGACTTCATGGCCTGAGGAGAATTTTGATGACGCTGCGCATCGTCCGGGGCTTCACGCTCTACGTCAACGACAACACCAATCTGGCGCTCGACATCGAGACGCTGAAGCTGCCCACGCTCGAGGAGATCACCGAGACGTTTCAGCCCGGCGGCTCCGACATGGAGGTGGAGATCGCGGGCCTCGGCGTGAAGGCGCTTGCCATGCCCTTCAAGCTGAAGAGCCATACGCCCGAGACGCTCGGCCTGTTCGGCGGGGCGCCAGGCGTGCGCAACAGCTTCACCGGCAAGAAGCTGGTCATCTCGGAGGAGGACGGCGCCGAGCATGAGCACGCCATCGACGTCGTCGGCCGGCTCGCTAAGATCGAGGGCGAGCAGATGGCGGCCGGCAAGGCCACCGGTTACGACCACGAAATCAAGTCGATCTGGACCTACACCGAATATTGGGACAGCCGCGTCATGCACCGCTTCAACTTCAAGCTGGGCGGCTGGGATGTTCGCAATTTCGAGCCGGTCAACACGACCCGCCGTCGCGTTCTGTTCAGCTGAAGGAGGCGCGTGTGTCGAAAGCCAGTCTGCTCACTGAAATCCCGATCCCGCTCTCGGTGCCGGTGGCTGTTGCCGGCGCCGACGGAAAGGACGCCGAGCGATCGAAACTCGTCATGCGCCGGCCCAAGGTCCGCCACGCCAAGCGGCTCGCAGCGCTCATCGGGGCAGACATCGTCTCCGAGCTGATGGGGCAACTGCCAGCCGGCGCGACGGCCGAGGATGCCGGGGAGAAGGTGGACGGCCGGGCGCTGGTCGCCGACCTGTTGCCCAAGCTGATGAGCCAGGAGCGCCTCGACGCCTTCACCCAGATCGTCGCGGACATGTGCGGCGAAGACGCTGCGATCATCGACGATCTCGATCTGGTCGACCTGGTCGCGGTTGGCAAGGCGTTTCTGGATTTTTTTCCGGCACTCCGGTCGCTGCAGCTCACCGGCTCGCCTCAGAGCTAGGCGCCTTCTTCCGCTGGCGCCTGGACGAGCTCGACGAGCGCGCCTGGATCGACCTTCTGGCCGATCATGCCGAAGTGGCCCGCCTGACGCGGCGCGAGGGAGCGGGCAAGTAGCATGGACGTCTCACTCCTCATCCGCCTGATCGACCAGGTGACCGAACCGGCCCAGAAGGTGGGCCGGGCACTTGGCTCGATCGGGGAGCACGCGGGAGCGATGGCCGATGGCTTCGCGGGGGCTATCCGCCGCGGTTTTTCTGTCGAGAACATCGAGACGGCCACGCGCAACGCAGAAATGGCGTTTGCCAATTCGCGCAGGCGGCTGATGGGCGCCGCCGGCATGCTGATGACGCTCGCCGCGCCGGTCTACGCGGCGGCGAATTTCGAAGCCCAGATGAACAATGTCGCCACGCTACTCGACACGACGGCCGAGAGCATGGGCGCGATGGGCCAGCAGGTGCTCGACATCTCTGCACGCGTGCCAGTGGCAATCCAGGACCTGACGGGCGCACTCTATGACGTGCGCTCGGCCGGTATCGCTGCCGATGAGGCGATGAGCGTGCTGGAGGGATCCGCCCGGCTTGCCGTGGCAGGTCTCGGTACAACCAAGGAGGCGGTCGATCTCGTCACCTCGTCGATCAACGCCTTCAACCTTGAAGGCGAGGATCAGGCGCGCGTCTACGACGTCATCTTCAAGGCGGTCCGAAACGGCAAGACGACGATCAGCGAACTGGCGCAGGGCTTTGGCGCGGTCGCCGGCACCGTGGCGAACGCCAACATCGAATTCGATGAATATCTGGCAGCGGTGGCTGCGCTGACAACAACCGGCCTCCCAGCTGCCCAGGCACACACACAGCTCAGGGCTGCGATCGCCGGGCTCACGCGTGAGACAAAAGAGTCCAAAGCTGTATTCAGCGCGCTCGGTGCCGAGAGCTTCAAGGACCTGGTGGAACAATCGGGTGGCATGGTCGAGGCCTTTGCGCGCATCCGCGAGCAGCTCGATGGCAATGATGGGGCCATCATCAAGCTGTTCGGTTCAGTCGACGCCTACAATTCGGTCATGGGCCTCA